GCCGAGGAGCCCGAACTGCTGACGAAGTTCAACAAATCTCCGAGCCGCGAATGGCAGACCGCTGAGGAGTTTCAGGATCTCGATCTCGTGCCGTCGAGCGATCCCAATACGCCGTCGCACATCCACCGCATCATGCGGGCCATTGCCTACGGGCAACTGAAGCAGATTTTCCCAGATCTCCTAAACGCCCCACTCGCCTTAGAGCGTATTTTGCGCGTCATTCGGGACCCGGACCCTGATGCGATGATCTTGAAGCCGCCGCCGCAAGGTGCGCCCCAGCCCTCGCCACAAGAGATCGCCGCGAACGCGAAGTTGCAAGCCACGCAGATCCAGACGCAGGGGCGGTTGACGTCGGATCAGTTACAGGCCCAAACGGCGGCAGCCGATCGCGCCAGCAAGGAGCGCGTTGCGGAAATCGGCGAGCAGACCGATCGCATGAAAGACGCAACCCAAGCTCAGGCCGATATGGCAAAATTGCACGAGAATTCTCTTGACAGAGCGCAAGAGGGTCAGCAGGCGAATCTTGACCGCGCACACGAAGTAGGGCTAGAAAGGTTGCGTCAATCGCAACCCACCGTTCCGCCGAGGGCATTTTGACATGAGTCATCCGCACGCCCACGTCCGCGCCGAGGAGCAGAAGCTCGCCGAGGCGCATGTTCGCCGCTCGGGCTACAAGGTCGGCGGTCGGATATCGGACGAAAAGCAGGATCGCGAGGCTGTCGCCAATGGGGTTCACAAGCACGAGCGCCACGATCATCCCGGCAAACCACTAACGCCATTGCGCGGCGGCGGCAAGGTGAAGGGCCATGCCGGCAAGCCGCGGGCCGATCGATTCGCGCGAGGCGGCAAGGTCAAGAGCAGCAGCGGTCCGGCCAAGGTCAATATCGTAATCGCGACCGGCGGTGGCGAACCGGAGCGCCAGATGGCCTTTCAGCAGGGCGCACAGGTCGGGACGAAGCTCGGTGCGATGGCGGGGCGCCCCCCGATGGGCAGTCCACCGATGCCGCCGCGGCCCCCGATGGGCGGAATGCCGCCGGGCCAGCCTGGCATGCCGCCGCCTGGAGGAATGCCGCCCGGTGGTGGCGCGCCGCCGATGATGCCGCCCGGCGGAGGTGCGATGCCGCCGCGGCCAGGGATGATGAAGCGCGGCGGCCGGCTCGTCGAAAAAGGCGGTGCCGGCGGTGGCGAGGGTCGGCTCGAAAAAGCCGGCATGGCCGATATGGTCAAGGTCAAGGGCCACACTCGCCGCAAGGCAGGTGGTCGTGTCGACTGCGAATGATCCCATTCTCGGAATTTGCGCACCGCTATCGGCAGCTGCTCGACGAAAAGTCCCACGAGCTTGCCGCGCCGCTGATCGCCGGCGAGGCCAAGACGTTCGAGGATTACCGCCAGCAGGCGGGCGCGATCCATGGCTTGCGGATAGCGCGCGAAGAATTCGACAATTTTGTCAAAAGGGCAAACGACGGACATGAGTAGGAGCAGAATCCTTGTCTAAAGAGCTGTACGCCAATGCGGCGCTGCATCGGTTCGTCCGGTACGACGCGCGCCGCGAGATCCTGGCATCGGTCGGCGATATCGCGAACATCGATCTTTTCGGCACGCAGCTGCTCGTGGCGCCTTACGTGCGCAGCGGCATTTTGCTGTCGCCGTCGCTCGGCATCCCGGAAAGCGAGGTGCTGTCGCGCGAGGCGCTGTTCGATCTTTACGATTCGGGCCGCGGCTTCATGGCGCAGAAGTTCGCGGCCGAGGATCTATTCCAGGGCAAAGTCTGTCTTGTGCTTAAGATCGGCCATGAGGTCGATGCCGAAGATCCCCGCTATGGCGAGCGACCGCTCAGGGTCGGCGATTGGATCTTCACCCTTCAGGAAAACACCCGCGGGGTTTCGATCTGCGCACCCGGCGCCAAGCAAAGCCGCGTCCTGAAGGCGCTGGGCATCGAGTACGCGGCCGGCTGGCCGAGCAAGTTTCTCTACGCCGCCGACGTGTATGGGCGGCTCGACGACCCCAACATACTGGCGTGAGCGAGATGAGCGGAAACAGGAACCTCCCCGATCCCGCGACCATTACGCGACAGCCCGGCCAGCCATCGGTCGGCGGCTCGGAAGATCAGCGCGAGGCTGTATCGCCCGAACAGGCCGTCGAGGAAGCGCGGCAGGCCCGCGAGACGGCGGAGCGTGAACGCGATGCAGCCCGGTCGCGCGAGCAAGCGACAGCGCGGGAGCGCGACGAAGCGCAGCGGCGCGCAACGGATGCGGGCTCGGCCGCCACGACGGCGCACGAACAGGCGCTCGATCAATCGATCCAAGCGCAGACCTCGCTCGCCGAACAGGCCAAAAACGCCATCGCGACCTCTCAGGCGGCCGGCGATCACGTCGCGGTTGCGGATGCATTCGACAAGCTCGCGGAGGCGCGCGCCACCCTGCGAAGCCTGAACGACCGCAAGGCCTATCTGGCGACGCAGAAGACGCAGCGGCCGAATCCGGAAGCTCAGCAGCAACAACAGCGCCAAGACGCTGGATCGACCGTCACGACGCCGGGCGGCTCCATGCAGGTGGCGCCGGCGGCCAAGCAGTGGATGGACTCGCATCAGCGCTTCTATTCCGATGCGGCTTACTACAACCATGCCGTTGCGGCGCACTCGACGATTACGAATGACGGCATTCAGGAAGGGACGCCGGCCTATTTCCGCGCCCTTGACGAGCAGATGATGCGGTTCGAACGCTTCGAGGCGTTCGAGCGCGGCGATCAGAACGGAGGCGATAACGTGAACCAGCAACCCACGCAACAACCGCGCGGCCAGCCGCAGCGCCAGCGCGCACCAGCATCATCGATGGGCGCTCCGGTATCGCGCGGCACCGCACCGGCTGGTCAGAACAATGGCCAGATCGATCCGCTACGAGTGGCGCAGCGCTTCGGGCCGGCCGTGACGGTCGATGATTTGCGCGAGTATGCCCGTATCAATGGTTATGGGCGCGACGAAACGGGATTTCAAAAATACCTGAAGGATCAGGAAGAAATCTACCAGATCGACCGCGCCGGTGGCGATACCGGGCTGCGCTATGACGGGGTTTATCGATGAGCGAAGATCGGCCACGGCGCACAATGTCGCCGGAACTCAAGGCCCGCATGGCGGCGGGGCGCGAGAAGGCACGCCAAAAGCGCCAGGTTGCGCGCGAACGATCGGCTGAGAAAAGTCGCGGTCTGCCCGCCGCTTCGACCGCAAAGGAGCGCCCCATGCCGCGGCCAGCGCCGACCGAGCAATCTGACGAACTGGCGGCTCTGGAGGCTGCGGTCGAGAATTATGGCGATGGCGCGGCCCTCACGCGTGAATCACGGACATCGGGATCGGAATTCGACATCCCGCAGCGCGGCCAGCGCCAGGGCTGGGATTATCAGTGGTGGCCTACCCATGTGGTCGGGCAGGAAATCGATCCATCGGGGCAGACCGAGATCGCGCGCGGCGGCTGGATCGCCGTGCCGGCTTCGCACTTCCCGACGCTATGCCCTCCCGGCTGGCGCCGCGCCACGATCGATCGGCAGGGGCAGCGCATGTATATGCGGCCCATGCGCTTGACCCAAGAGGCCATCGCCGAACAGAAGCAGATGGCTTATGAGCAGAAGGCGAGCCGCTTGGCCGCCGCGCAGGCAGGTGATGCGGGTCGCGAGTTCGCCCGCCGGGTCAATGCCGACGGCACGCCCGCTGCGCAGATTGACGTATCGGTGCGGCCTCTTCTCTGATTCCTCTTGACAACGTGCTATTTCTATTTTTTCGATCCACCAGATGGCGCTTTCTCACGCTGAGATGAGCGCTGCCATTTAGGCGGCATCCGGCCTGACGACGCTCTGAGGGTTGGCCCGCGGCTAGGACAATGCCGTGGCGACTCTCAATTTGGTTCCGTTCGGCTTGCGGCCGTCTCGTCAGCTTCAGGGCGCGGCCCCGACCTATCAGGCCAACCTCTACTACATCAAAAAGAGCTACGCGTCGGCCCTCGGCTTCGGGGATCTTGTCGAAACCCGCAGCGGTTCGGGTGTTTACGGCTACGTGGGTATCTACACCGCCGGCGACTCTCATTCGCTCGGCGTGTTTGCCGGTTGCCTGCCGTATTTCGACACGGTTCTTCAGCAGGTCGTCAACAAGCAATGGTACGCCGGGACGGAAAGCCCGGCGGGCGACATCCCGTGCCTGATCTACGACGACCCCAACATGATCTTTACTGCCCAACTCGGCGGCTCGAACGCGTCGAACCCCGGCAATATCCTGGATCGCGGCGGCAACATCGACCTTGCGCAAAACGGAGCCCCTAACACAACGACCGGCATTTCGACCGCCTATCTCGATGCCACGACTTACAACAACGTCACGGCGACGCTGCCGCTTCGGATCGTCGGGCTCTCGCAAATGTTCCAACTCGGCTATGACCCGGTGTCATCTTACAACCTTGCGACAGCGGCCGGGCAGCCAACCAACAATTACCTCGATGTGGTGCTCAATACTTCTGAGTACCGCACGTCTACCGGCATTTGAGGGGGCTGAGCGATGGCAGTCACAACCGCCCAGATCCCGGCTCTCTTGCTCCCCGGCGTGCGCAAGATCAAGGGCGACTACAACCAGATCCCGACGCAGCAATCGCAGGTGTTCGCCTGGACGCACTCCGATCTTCAGGTCGAGCGCACCGTGTCGGCGCGGTATCTGCCGCTTGCCGGGCTCAAAAACCAGGGCATGCCGACCAACTTCGACAACGCTGCGGGCCAGCGGTTCGTCTATTCGCACATTCATGTGGCGATCGGGCTCGGCTATTCGTTCTCGCGGGAATCAATGGACGATAATCTCTACAAGCAGCAATTCGATCCGACGAACCTCGGGCTCATCAAGTCGTTTCGCCAGACCAAGGAAATCATCGCCGCCGACGTGTTCAACACCGGGAACGTCTACAATTCGGCGGTCGGCGGCGATGGGGTGGCGCTGTTTTCGACCGCGCATCCGGTCGATGGCGCGACGGTGCCAAACATGCCGATCAATCAGATCGGCCTCAACGAAGCGTCGCTGCTCTATCTCAACAATCTGGTGCGTCGCTTCCGCGACAATGCAGCGCTTCTGATCGGCGCGCAGGGCAAGAAGCTGCTGGTTCCGGTCGAGCTGCGCCATGTCGCCAAGCGGCTGCTCGAAACGCCGCTGCGCACCGGCACGGCGAACAACGATATCAACGCCATCAAGGAAAACCAGGATCTTGCCGACGGCTACCTGGTCATGGACTTCCTGACGAGCCCCTATGCGTGGTTTGTCTGCTCCGATCAGGGCGGCTTCATCGGGCTGGATCGCGTCCCGTTCGAGACTTCCATGCAGGTCGACTTCACGACCGACAATCTGCTCGTCAAGGCCTACGAGCGCTACTACATCGGTTATGACGACTGGCGCGCCGGCGCAGCCTCGTTTCCGACAAACTGAGGCAAGCCGATGGGCGCCACCAACTTCTCCGGTCCGCTTTTCGTAAGCGGCGACCTGGATCAAATCGAAGCGTCGCCGGGCGGCACGGTCCTGCTCCCGAACCCGAACCCGGATCGTGGCCCGAGCGCCATCTTCAATGGCTATGGGCTGCCCGATCCCCGCTTCGTCTTCCTGAAGGATACGGTTGAGGGCTACACGGGCCGCGTGCCGGCCTTCCTGGCCGCGCCCCTCGTCGAACAAGTCAACGCGATCCCGATCCTGCATGCCCCCGCCAATATCGCGGCTGCGGCCAATACGGTATCGGGCACCGCGATGACGCTGGTGACGACGCCCGCGAGCGGCATTACGCTCAACATCCCGATCATTCCGTTCAATGGCCTGCTCAACTCCGGCGCGCCGATCACGACCGCCATTGCGCTCGATTGGGGCTTCGATTTCGGAACCGTCACGTCCGGCAGTACAACGATCGTGGTTCTGGACTCGACCAAATACATAATCGGCATGCCGCTCGTCATCGCGGGCGCTGGGGCGGCGAGCGGGAATGTGCCGCTGCTGACCAACGTGCTGAGTATTACCGATGCGACCCATATCGTGGTCGCGAACACGCCGCTTGCCGCGGTCAATCCGGCCCCGATCGGCACCGGCAACATCTGGGGTCCGTCCGAAGTCGGCTATCCGGCTCCGAACGCCGCAGCCCCTTATCTGGCCATGGGGCCCGGCCTGTTCCTGGACTCCAGGCAGGCGCTGGCGCGCGGGCTCGTCGTGACGGCCAGCAACGCTTCCGGGGTCGGCGGCAACATCGTGGTCTCGGGCTATGATGTATTCGGGCAGGCCATGACGGATACGATCGCTATCGTGCCCGGCACCGCGCTCGCCGCTTATGGCACGAAGGCCTTCAAGTACATCACCTCGGCGGTGCCGAACTTTACCGACCCGACCTACACCTATTCGATCGGCACCTCCGATGTGTTCGGCTTCAACATGCTGGAGAATTTCTGCGAGAACACGACGATTTGGTGGGGGGGCGCCCTTAACGTCGCGACCACCGGCTTCACGGCTGGCGTTGCCGGGGCGGCCACCAGCCTGACGGGCGATGTGCGCGGCACCATCCAAACGAGCGCCATCGGCGGCGGGTCAGGCATTGGCGCCAACGCGTCGAGTGGCGCCATTTCGGCGCTGGCACTGACGGGGCGCCGGCTCGTCATCAACGGCGCGATCTCGGCCTACCAGCAACTGAATGCTCGCCTCAGCCAGCCGCAGTTCATGGCGGGCTCGGCTCAGGCTTGATCCTTGAATCCAGTCCGAATAACCCTTTCGCTTGCGGCAGCCTCAGCCAACAATATAGCGCTGTCGCAGACGCCGACGAGCGGGTCCGCGCTCACGATCAATGGCGCTACCGCAAGCGGTGGCGTTGCGACGCTCGACGTGGCGCGGCGAGTGCTGCTGACCTATGGGAGCGAAGGGTCGGCCCGCACCCTACTGGTCGCCGGGACAAACCGAAGCGGGAACGTGATCTCCGAAACGCTCGCAGTGCCGTCCGGGGGCGCTGGCACGGTCTACACCCAGCAAGATTTTCTGACAGTCACGCAACTGCTGCCGGCTGGGGGCGGCTGGACGGCGGCCGTCACGGTCGGGACCAATGCGGTGGGGTCGACCCCTTGGGTTGTTCGCGAGTGGGGCCAGCTCGGCAAGATGGGGGTGCTGATCTCCATCCCGGTTTCTGGTCCAACAGTGCAGCTTGAAGCGACGTGGGATGACCCGAACGGCGCGCTGGAGGTCTATCCGTATGGAGCATCGCCAGAGCCGACGAGCGCAGTCCCGCCGCTAGTCGTCATTGCGCCGGCATCCGAGGCCATCTTCGCCCCCTCGACCGGACTCGCGCTTGCGTCCCAAAGCTGGGCCGGCATCACGTCGACCGGCGGCGGCGCTTCCGGGGCGTTCGACGTGCCGGTCTTTGCCGTCCGGATGACCCAGACTGCCGGGACCGGCCTAGCCGTCCTTTACATGATCGAGACGACTGGCGACCGCAAGGAAGCGTACTGAGGAGTGAGGTGAGATGAAGAAGGAAGAGCGCGACCACAAGGCCAAGGGCGGCGCCGTCAAAGAGGACGAGCGCACGCGCGAGATGGTCGACGAAGAGGACCGCGGAGAAAAGCGCGGCGGCAAGGTCAAGGGCCACATGGCGAAGCCGCGTGCCGACAAGCGCGCGCGCGGTGGTCGCATGACGCCCAAGAGCCCGTTCTCTGGTGCCGGCGATGCGCCGAAAATGTCCTACCAGTCGAAACTCGGCCATATCGACGAAGGCGGAAAGGGTCGCGATACGCGCCCTTAGCCGGCGGCGGCCGATTGACCGCGGCTGGGCGCCGCCGGCTGCCGTCAAGCGACTTCGCCCTACCAGGTAAGGGATCTGGCCCAGGAGGCAAAGGGTCTGGCGCGTACCCGGTCGACACGAAGAAGCGCGCGCGAGCGGCTTTGTCTTACGGAGCCAAGGACGCGTCGCCGAGCGAACTGGCGACGATCCGGCGCAAGGTTCACGCAAAATATCCTGGTATCGGAAAGGAGTGACCGATGGCTGACTTCGAGGTTATGGGCGGCAAGTTTCACATTCGGGCGAACGACGGCCACTTCAGCGAAAATTACGAGATCGAGGCGCTGTCGCAGGCCGACGCCATGGCAGAAGCGCGCCGCCGCTGGGGTTCGCGCCGCGGCGCTAGGAATGCGCCGACCTATGATGCGGCACTTGCGGCCGGCCATGCCGAGGAGATGAAGGTGGCGGCCGACGCGGAGCACAAGGAGCCGCATCACGATCCGGAGGACGTTCACGATCATGGCGTATCTGGCGCTGAACCTGGGGAAGGCGAGCATCGCCTTGACCCGGACGGCCAAGTGTTGCCGCACCGGACGGTGCCGCGGACCACGCCGTACATGCCGGGGACGCCCACGAACGAAGCCGCGTCGGAAGCGCGGGCGGCTGCGGCGCGCCAAGCCGGTGCGAACCTTACTCAGCAGAGCGCGTCGGACGCGCAGGCGGCGCAGGTCAATACGCAGGCGCGCGACGGCGTTATCGAGTGCTGATGAGCCATGCCGCAGGGCGTTCCCGGCACCCCTAGCGGGACTTACAACTTTGCTCTCGGTAATGCCGAGGTCATGTTGGAAGCGTTCTCGCGCTGCGGCATGCGGCCAACCGAGCTGGTTGTCCATCACACGGTCGACTTCACGCGCTCGATAAACCTTGCCCTTCAGGTCTGGGCCAATAAGGGCGTAAATCTTTTCTCGATCGAGCAGAACTTCATCCCGATCGTTGCCGACCAAGCGACCTATATCCTGCCGCCTGAGGTCGTGTCGGTGACGGATGTTTACTTCAATCAGATCGTGACGACCGGCGCGGCTGGCCCGGATTGGGATGCGCCGCTCTACGATCCATCCCTGCCGATCGCATCGAACGATCCGCAGCTCGTCGTGTCGCAAAGTCAGGACCGCTGGCTGTCGCCGCTAGGCCGCGCGGACTATGCCCGCATCCCGAACAAGACGCTGGCCGCGCAGCCGACGAGCTATTGGGCTGACCGCCTTGGGCCGCCGGTCCCGCTGACCATAACGCTCTGGCCGGTGCCGTCAGTCGGATATCCGGAATACGGGATGACCTATTTTGCCGTGCGGCAGCTGCAGGATGCGAACCTGCCGAATGGCGAGACGCCGGATGTACCGAACCGCTTCCTCGACGCGTTGTGCGCCGATGGGGCGCTCAGGATGGCCCGCAAATACAAGCCGGCAATGATCGGCACACCAGGCTCTGGTGGCCTTCTGGACGAGCGCAATGAGGCATGGGCCATCGCTACGGCCGAAGACACTGAAAAAGCGCCGATCTATTTCCGGCCAGACATGGGCGGCTACTGGTCATGATGACGGTCGCCGATGGCTTATGCTAGCCGCTCCGGTCGCGCGACAACCAATCCGTATGCGCCGAATGCTTTCGCGGTCTGTGACTCGTGCGGAGAGTGGTACAACCGCATCAATCTGTTGGTGCAGCGAGAATGGTACGGCGACACGCTCGCCGACACAGGTTTTCGGGTGTGTTCGCGGTGCCTGTCGAAGCCGCAGCCGCAGCTCAAGCCGGTCATCCTGCCGCTCGATCCGGTGCCGATTAACGAACCTCGCCCGGAGCGCCTAGCCGCGCAGCAGAGCCTCAACGGTCCAACGGTCGGGGCCGCATGGCAGAACCTCAACGGATTTACGCAGATCGTCGGGCCGCAGGGCGTCAAAATCCAGTTCCCCCTCCAGGCTGAGTTCGATCCGACCAACACGATTGAGAACAAGAACTTTCTGTGGATCGGTCTTTGGCGCGCCGGCTATCCCGTCCCGGTCCTGACGGACGACTCCGGCCAATATGTCCTGACGGACGATGACGGCAATGTGCTGGTCCAGGATATCGTCGCTGAGTATAGCGGGACGATTGGCCTCTCGGGGGTCGGGCAGCAGATAATCCCGGCCGCGACGGGCCGCAATAATCTGCTGCTCTACAATCCGACTGCCCTGATGCTGTGCGCGGCGCAGAACGGCGCTCCGGCGCTGGGCATCAGCGCGGCGAATATCCTCAATCCGAATCCGCCAGAAACCGGAACCGTGTTTGTCGGGACCGGCGAAGCGCTGATGCAAAACATCCTGACCGGCGAAGCGCTGATGCAAAACATCCTGACCGGCGAAGCGCCGCTGGTCTGGCGGGGAAGCGTTTGGGCGCTTGGGCTCGTTCCTGGCGCCCCTTTCTGGGCATGGGCATGGTGATGCGCCGATTTGTAAGATTCCTTGGATTCCTGATCGTGGTGTTCCTGGTCGGTACTGTCGCGCAGGCGACAAGCACGATCGATCCGACGCAGCCCGCGTTGACGTTGCCCTATACGTCGACGCCAATCAGGAACAATTTTCAAGCCGCATACAATGATATCAATGCGTTGCAGGAGCTGATAGGTGGCGGCGGCGCAATTGCGGCAAACACCACAGCCCTTTCGGCGCTTCCGATCACGCAGGCCACTTATGTTACGCGGCTTGGGTTTGCCACCCCTGGTGATGCGGCGCCGTGGTTGTTTCGGCCACAGACGGGAACCTGTGAAGCCAACAATTACCTTAATGACGGCGGGTCGTGCGTCGATACCGTCGGAATAGTCGCTGGAAATTCATGGTTGGCGGTTCTGCCGACGGTTCTCGACGCGCGGGAATGGGGGCAGAGCAGCCTGACTTTCACGGTATCGTCGACCGGCTCTGACACCAACAATTTCTGCATAAACCCGAGTTTCCCGTGCGGTGGCGGCACTTCTCCGTCTATCCAGCATGCTGTGGTCCAGGCGGCCAAATTCGCGTTTAATCTAAATACTAACAATGCGACGATAAATGTTACGGCTGGGAATGTCGGCGGCGCCACGATCGCGGGTCATTTCTTGAACGCTAGTGGCAATAATGCGGAGCCGTGCTTGTACATTATTGGAGCTGGCGATTCGACCTCCGGAACTCCGACACACATCACCAGCGCAGCTACGAACGGCAACATCGAGGTGTCGGGTAACGCCTGCGTGGTGGTCAAAAACTTCGACCTTCCACTCATTGCTGGCGCGGTCGGCCTCTTCACCCAGGACGGCGGCTCTCACATCCTGATCGGCGGCGATATCTCGTGCACCGGACCGTCCACGGGTGGCACTGGTGGCGAAGCGCAAGCCTGCGGGCACTCAGAGGGCGGCGCTTATATCGAAGTGACTGGCCCGAACCCGCAGATTACGATGCAGGGTGATTTCGCGTGGCTTTTCACGCTAGGGGCCACACCTGGAAAGTTGACGTTTGATCCCGGTGCGAATGGCGTTTTGTCTTGCGGGACGGGGTTGACGCTCGATCCTGCTGGTGGTTCGTTTCTTGAGGAAGGCGGTTCTGCGGTCTATTTGGCTTCCAACTGGTCCTGGGCTTCCAATTGCACCGGCATAACGGGACACCCGGTTGTCGCGCAGAACAATTCGACCTTTATCAACGGAACCGGCAGTCCACTGCCAAATGTCGGATCGTTCCGACTCTTCGACAACAGTGTTTATAGTCCAAATCCGGTTCCCGAGGTTTCCACGTGCACTAACGGAAGCGTTGTCAATACGTCCGGAATTAATCCCAGCAATAATTCGTTTCAGATTGCCTTTACTGGGGCAAATTCAAGTTGTACGGTAGAATTTGGCTCTTTCCTCACCGGGCAGCCATGGTTCACTAATCAGCCGATTTGTACAGCAACGCTATCAAGCGGTGCGGCCACAAAGTATGTTGTGCTTAACTACGTTAGCAATGGCGTTACCATAATCCCGTCATCTGCATTTGGGACGGACGATACCGTTTCCGTGAACTGCTTCGCGCCGACGGAGGGATAGTCGGCAGATGATAAAAATCTCCGCATCTTTGCTCTTGCTTCTGGCGTGGGCCTTTCCCGCACTCGCACAGACACAAGTCGGCCCGCAATCGTGGTCGCAATCCATCCTGAAAGCACCGAGCGCCATGCCGCAGTCTGGGGACGCTGTCGGTTTTGTCCATAACGGACTGACCTACAAATGCGTATTTGGCTCGGCCGGCTGCTTTAACGGTGGCGGCGGCGGCGGCAGCAGCGCGCTTCTGATCGGCGGCGATGGCGCAAGCTGCCTGCTTGTCGGCGGCGACTCGACAAGCTGTCTTTTGGTCGGAGGCTCATGATGAGCGGCAGGATGAGGGCATTTCTTGTCGCTCTGGCTCTGGCGATGGGCGCCGCGGCCTCTGCGCAGGCGGCCAGCACTTATGTCAGCAGCCTTACGGCGCTCAGCGCGCCAAGTCTTGCCGATAGCTATTATGTTTGCCCGACGAATACTTGCGGGCTTGGCTCGATCGGGGATCGCGAGTCCGCGCTGCAAATCCTGAGTCTGCTCAGCGCCAGTTCGCCGCTCTCGTATAACGGATCGACCGCGACGCTCTCTCTCGGCAACATCCCGGTCACGCTGCTGAACTCCGGCACTGGCGCCTCATCATCTACATATTGGCGCGGCGACGGCACTTGGGCCACGCCAAGCGGGGCAGGCACCGTCACCAGCGTTGGTCTCACAGCTCCGGCTTGGCTTACGGTCGGGGGCTCGCCGGTTACCGGGGCTGGCACATTGGCCATCACCGGGACGAGTGAGAGCGCCAACCTGTTTCTGGCGTCGCCGAACGGTTCTAGCGGGGCGATGACGCCGCGGGCGATCGTGCTCGCGGACTTGCCGTCGATACCGTTCACGAGCGTCTCCGGCTCGGCTTCTGCCGCGCAGATATCGCCGAATCTCGGCGCGGCCGTCTCGACGCTGTGCAGCGGAAGCACGACGAACTTTGTGCGCGGCGACGGGACTTGCGTCGCGCCGGGCGGCGGCTCGGTCAGCATTACTTCGCTCAGTCCGGCGCTTGTTGTCGCGCCCTCGCCGATCACTGGCACCGGGACCGTCTCGATCACCAACGCGATCAATTCTCAGTCCGGCACGACCTATACCGTGCTCTCGACTGACGCGACCAAAGAAGTAGACATGACGGGGGGGAGCGTCGCGACGGTGACGCTCCCGGACGCAACCACGTCCGGCTTCGGCAGCGGCTTCGCTTTTACACTGTGCGCCGAGACGGTCGGATCGACTCTCAATAACACAAGCACCAGCACGCTAAACGGTCAGACGACGCTGGGGATCGACCCTTACCAGTGCGATTACATCCGCAGCGACGGAACCAATTACCTCGTTGCCGAAACCGGGCAGGCATTGCCTTATCCGGTTTCGTGGGTGGCCGGTGAGAGCCCAAACAATGCTGGGATCTTCCGCGCCAATCAGCCGATGCTCATCACCTCGATCAAGGGCAATGTCGAAACGGCGGTGGGTGCTACGGCAACGATCGCGATCAACTACGCGGCCTCTGGGACCGCGTGCTCGGCCGGAACGGCGTTGACGACGGCGAGCTTCAACGCCAACGGCACTGCGGCGACCGATCAGGCGCTCACGCTCTCGACGCCCAACATCGTCATTCCGCCCGGCACGCGGATTTGCTTGCAGACCGCCAATGGGTCCGCCTTCACGGCGGGCGC